TTATGATTTTGTAGATACTCTTGATCTTGGTGGTACATTCTCACTTGTCTTAAAAAGACATTTTCAAGGAGTTGGTTTCTATACAGGAGATCAGTTCGATAATAGAACAGACAATATAGATACTTGGACAGACTTTGATGGAACTATTGCTAATGATGTAAATGCAAAAATAGCTGTACGCACCACTACTGATAATCCCTCAAGCTCTCCAACATATACATCATTTAACGACTTTGCTAATGGAACATTTAAAGGTAGAGGATTTCAATTTAGAATTACTATAGACACAGCAGATACAGCACAAAACATGAATCTTCAGCAAGCAGGATATACAGCAACAATGCCATCAAGAACTGAGCAATCTTCTGTTATAGCATCAGGAGCAGGAGCAAAAGCAGTTACATTTACAGCACCATTTTTTGTTGGAACGTCTGGACTAGGTAATCTTAATAGTTTCTTACCTTCTGTTAATATCTCTCCACAGAATATGGCATCAGGCGATTACTTTGAACTTAGTAGTATATCTGGAACTGGGTTTACAGTTCACTTTAAAAACTCAAGTAATGCTAGTATTGATAGGAACTTTACCTACAGTGCTGTTGGTTTCGGCAAAGGAGGGTAACATGGAGGAAAATAGTATTTAACTGTGGCTGACGTAACAAATTACACTATTGAAAATGCTTCTGGAGCGAATGTAAGGACTGACCTTAATAATGTTTTTGCTGCGATCCAGTCAAGCAATTCAAAGTCATCTGACTTAGCTTCAAGTCAATGTGTGGCTGGTATGCCATTTTTGAATACCACTACAAATATTTTAAAAATAAGAAACTCAAGCAATGGTGCTTTTACTGAAATAGGAAGTATAGATAGTGATAATTTAGGTTTACTGCCAAGATCAGGTGGTACAATGACAGGTCAGCTTTTGATTGATGATTCTTCAAGTGCTTCTACTCCTGCACTAAGTTTTGATACAGATACAGATACAGGATTATTTAGAAGGGCTGCAAACAAAATTGGATTAAGTACAGGTGGTACTGAGCAGATGTTTTTTGATGAAAATGGAATAACTTTGTTATTACAAAATGATCTTAGATTTTCTGATTCCGATAGTTCAAATTTTATTGCTTTAAAAGCACCAGCAACTGTTTCAAGTAATGTCACTCTTACCTTACCAGCTACAGATACGCCAGTTGCAGGATATGCTTTAGTGTCCGATGGATCAGGAACATTAAGTTGGGGTGTAGCTGGAGGTGCAACTCAGGGAGTATTTTGGGAAAATAATCAAACTATTACGAGTGATTACACAATCACAAATGGTAAAAATGCTGGCAGCTTTGGCCCAATTACTATACAATCAGGTGTAACAGTCACAGTTGGTTCTGGTGAGACTTGGACTGTTGTTTGAATTATGAGCCAATTAAAAGTCAACAGTATAATTCCTAGCGGTGGTTTACCATCTGGTGCTAATGGTGGAATTATTCAATGTATTCATGTAGATACGAATACTCATATGACAAGCACAGCCACAAGTTATACAGATTTAACTGGAGTAACAGCAACAATTACACCATCATCTAGTAGTAATAAAGTTTTAATTGTTTGCAGTATAGCTATCAGTAAAGAAGCAAATCACTCTTTCATCGGTAGAATTGTAAGAGGTGGATCTGCTATTTCTGGTGCTGGTGGTGTAGCTGAAAGTGGACATGGAAATCAAGAAGATGGTGCATGGTGGTTGATAAGAACTACTCCGCACTCTACTAACTCTTGCACAGTTCAATATTTAGACAGTCCAGGTACTACATCAGCTACTACCTATAAGGCACAGGGTAAAACAAGTAATAGTTCACAAGGATTTTCTTTAAATAAAACAAATGCTAGTGAAAACCAACTTTACGCAACTCCCTCCTTTTCATCAATAACTCTTTATGAAATAAGTGTATAATGACAATAAATTTAAGTAATCAAAATCTTGATAAGGAGGTGACATTATGAGTTTAGATCATTTAGCAATAATGAAAGCCTATCCTCAAGTAACAACTGTCGATGACACTGGATTGATAATTGATTCTGACGGGAAAAATGTAGTTGTTGAACAATCCAAAATTGACGCTGCAAGAGTTGAATTAGATAAATTAAATTATCAAAGCGATAGAACACTTAATGGTTCTACTGTTTATGCTTCTTTTGGAGAACAACTTGGAATGTTGTATGACGATATGGTTGCAGGTAAACTAGACACAACTGGAACGTGGGCAACCCACATCAAAGCCGTTAAAGACGCAAATCCAAAACCATGAGTACATTAGCAGTCGGCACAATTAAAAGTAATTCTTCAGTAGCACCAGCTATTCAGAATACATCTGGAACTGTTGTCGGGCATTTTATTAATAAATTTGTAAATTTCAATGGAGAAGCAACAGGTACTATTTTGAGTAGCAACGGTATTTCTTCTGTTACTGATCTTGGAACAGGTTATTATAGGATAAATTTTAGTGCTGCGTTTTCTGATACAAATTATGCTTATGCTCTTGGTGCAATGAATAGATTTAGTAGCAGTTCAACATCTGGCCCAACAAGTGATAAAAACGAAGGTGGAGATTTACGTTTAAAACACGATCAAAAGGCTGCTGGTACAGTTGAAATTCAAAGTTGGAGAGATACAAACACTGCTGGTGAAGAAGCAAATGACGCACCAGAAATTTGTGCTTTATTTATAGGTTCTTAATTATGTCAACAATTAAAGTAAATACAATTCAAGACGCAAGCGGTGGTAACGCTTCAACAGCAGAGCAAATAAATCAGGGAAGGGTAAAAGTTTGGGTAAATTTTGACGGCAGTGGAACAATTAGTATTAGAGATTCTTTTAATGTTTCAAGCGTAACTGATGAAGGAACAGGCCAGTATGAAATAAACTTTTCAAATGCTTTAGGTAATGCTAATTACGCTGTTGCTACTTCTGGATTTAATACTTTAAATAGTGATGGTGGCTGGGTCGCAACTTCTGCTGGTACATCTGAATGGGCTTCTAATGCTGATATAAGTACTACTAGAGTTCGTATAGCTTCATTTGTCAGCACCAGTGGTCAACATCAAGATGGTGACGCTTTTGGTATAATAATTTGTGGTGATTAACACAAATGTCGGATATAATTAAATAAAAAACTTATGGCTAATTCTGACACAAGATTTGTCTATACAAATGATGATGGTTCAATCAGTATTGTTTGTCCAGCAGATAGTACAGATTTAACTTTAGATCAAATCAAAGCTAAAGATTGCCCTAGTGGTAAGACAGTTTATACTGTTAATAAATCTGCAATTCCTACAGATAGGAGTTTCAGAAACGCTTGGACTTACACGGAGTAAAACATGGGATTTGGCATTGACATGGCAAAAGCCAGAGAAATACACAAAACAAAAATCAGAGAAGCAAGAACTCCTAAACTTGCAGAACTTGATGTTGAATTTCAAAAGGCTTTAGAAACAGGTGCAAGTACAACAGATATAGTTGCTAAAAAACAAGCACTAAGAGATGCTCCTGCTGATTCTGGTATAGCTGCTGCTTCAGATGCAGATGCACTTAAAGCACAATGGAATACAAGTATTCTTGGTGATTCTCCTTATAGCTAATGGCAATTATTCCAGGAAAGAAGAACTTTACTGTTGATAGGAGGGCAGACTTTCCTATAAAACTAACATTTAAAGATTCTACTGGATCGGCTATAAATTTAACTGGATATACTGTGGCTGCACAAGTTTATGATGAATCACGTTCCACAAAATATGCAGATTGGGTTATAACATATACAGATAGAACTAACGGAATTATTGATATGAATTTGACAGATACAGATACAGCTACTTTTACTCCAAGTATTTTGTTTTATGACGTATTGTTAACAGAACCAAGTGGTAGCAAAAACTATTATTTAGAGGGTAAACTATTTATAAGTGAGGGTTACACAGCATGAGCAGTCCTAATCGAGTTACAGTCAGTCAAGTTTCTGATGTAGTAACAGTTGAATTGACCACTCAAGGTCCGCAAGGACCAGCAGCAGCAGGATTTGACTTTGATGGTGACAACAAAGTTAATGGTTCAATTCCTGTTTTCAATTCTTCAACAAGTAAGTTTGAAGCAACTGCAACTCACACTGTTCTCACACTCGTAGATGGAGGTAACTTCTGATGGCAAACACAATTAGAATTAAAAGATCAACTGGATCATCAAACCCAACGTCATTAGAAAATGCTGAAGTTGCTTTTAGAGAAGGTGATGAAGTATTAGTCATTGGTAAAGGAACAGGAGGAGCAGGGGGATCTGCAACAAGTATTGAGCCTATTGGCGGTAAGGGAGCATTTTTTGATAAGGCAACAACTAGAACTGCTAATACTGTTTTATCTGGTCCTGCATCGGGAAGTGCTGCTGCACCTACATTTAGAGCATTAGCAAGTGATGATATTCCTTCGTTAGCTCATACAAAAATAAGTGATTTTGATACAGGAGTTCAAGCAAATAGATTAGATCAGATGACAGCACCTTCTGCTGCTGTATCTTTGAATAGCCAGAAAATAACAAACTTAGCTACACCTACTGCTTCTACTGATGCTGCAAGTAAGTCCTATGTAGACGGTGTTTCTCAAGGATTAGATGTCAAAGATTCTGTGGTCGCCACAACTACTGCGAATGGAACATTATCCTCTGCTTTTGCTAATGGATCAACGATTGATGGTGTTTCTTTATCAACTAATGACAGAATACTGATTAAAGACCAGAGTACTCAGACAGAGAATGGTATTTATAAAGTCAATGCTTCTGGTGCACCAACTAGAGTTGATGATTTAGCTACTGGTGCTGACGCTGCTGGTGCGTTTGTTTTTGTAGAACAGGGAACAGTAAACGCTGAAAATGGTTTTGTTTGTACTTCTAACAAAGGATCTGCTGTTGTAGGAACTAATAATCTCGTATTTTCACAGTTCTCTGGTGCTGGTCAAATTACAGCAGGAAATGGTTTAGAAAAATCTGGTAATACTTTATCTGCTGACCTCAAATCAAATGGTGGACTTGTTATTGAATCTGCTGAAATTGCTGTTGATCTTGCTGCTAGTTCTATAACAGGCACTTTAGCAATTTCTGACGGTGGAACGGGTGCTACAAGTGCAAGTGCAGCTAGAACAGCTTTAGGTGTTGCGATTGGATCAGATGTACAGGCATTTGACGCACAGCTTAGTGATATAGCTGGTTTGACTCCTACAGATAGCAACTTTATTGTTGGTAATGGATCTAATTTTGTTCTTGAATCTGGTGCAACTGCTAGAGCAAGTCTTGGAGTAGCGATTGGAAGTCAGGTACAGGCTTATGATGCTGACCTTGATAACTTATCTGGTTGTCAATCTGGTGGATCTGCTGCATTAGCTGCATTAACTGAAGCTGAAATACAAATACTTGATGGAGCTACTGTTACCACTGCTGAATTAAATATTTTAGATGGAGTAACATCTACTGCTTCTGAACTAAATATTCTTGATGGAGTTACAGCTACAACTGCTGAAATTAATCTGTTAGACGGAGCAACATCGGCAAGTTCAACTACTTTAGCAGCAGCAGATAGAGTAGTTTTAAACGATAATGGAACGATGAAACAAGTTGCATTATCTGATGTGGTTACATTTTTAGAAGATGAAAGTGCGTCTAGTTTTAACATAGACGGTGGATCATACTAGAGCTAGGAGGTAAAAGCTCATGGCTAATACAATCAAATTTAAAAGAGGTTCTGGTAGCGATCCAGGTACATCTGATCTTTCAGTTGGTGAAATAGCCATAAGAACTGATACAGCTAAATTATTCACTAAAAATGATGCTGGATCTGTAGTTTCAGTAAGTGGTGGAGTCGAAGATGGAGATAAAGGAGATATTACAGTATCAAGCTCTGGATCTGTATTTACTATAGATAATGATGCTGTTACTTATGCAAAAATTCAGAATGTATCTGCAACAGACAGACTTTTAGGTAGAGACAGTAGTGGTGCAGGAATTATTGAAGAGATAGCTCCAAGTGCCGTAAGAACTATGCTTGGCCTTGCAGCTTCAGCTACCACAGATACAACAAACGCTTCTAATATTTCTTCTGGAACGCTTGCAGCAGCTAGGGTTGCAACACTTAATCAGGATACAACTGGAAACGCTGCGACAGCTACAGCTTTGGAAACTGCTCGAACTATTGCAGGAGTTTCATTTGATGGAACGGCAAATATTTCCTTAAACAATAATGCGATTACTAATGGTGCTGGCTACATAACTGCAACTCTTACTGAAGAACAGGTTGAGGATTTTGTAGGTGGCATGGTAACGGGCAACACTGAAACAGGTATTACAGTAACTTATCAAGATTCAGATGGAACTCTTGATTTTGTAGTTGCTAGTCAAACTGATGAAAACTTTACGACAACTTTAAAAAACAAATTAGATGGGATAGCTACTGGTGCAACTAACGTAACAAACAATAATCAACTTACTAATGGAGCAGGGTATATCACTGCAACTCTAACCAATGAGCAAGTTCAAGATATTGTTGGCGGTATGCTTACTGGTAATACTGAGACAGGCATAACAGTAACGTACCAAGATGGCGATGGCACTATAGATTTTGTTGTTGGCACGTTAAATCAAGACACAACAGGAAATGCTGCAACTGCAACTGCCCTTGAAACTGCACGAAACATTGGTGGAGTATCGTTTGATGGAACGGGAAACATAAATCTTCCTGGTGTAAACACCTCTGGAAATCAAGATACTTCTGGCAATGCTGCTACAGCAACTAAACTTGCTACAGCAAGAACTATTGCAGGAGTTAGCTTTGATGGGTCAGCAAATATATCTCTTAATAACAACGCTATAACAAACGGTGCTGGATACCTTACATCTTCTTCGACATTAAATTCATCTAATTTATCTGGAGCTTTGCCAGCCATTGATGGATCGAACCTAACAGGCATATCTGCTGGTGCTACAGGTGGTGGATCTGATGAAGTATTTTATGAAAATGACCAAACTGTAACTACGAACTATACTATTACTAACGGCAAAAACGCTATGGCTGCTGGTCCTATCACAATAAACAGTGGGGTTACTGTTACTGTTGGATCGGGAGAAACGCTTACTATTGTTTAGTTTATGAAAAGTATTATTGAAAAGCAGTTAGTTCAATGGAAAGAAGAACTAGCAAAACACGTTCAAACTAGAAATCAGGCTCAAAAGGTTTTAGAAGAGGAAACAAAAACTATTTTATTGATTGAGGGTGGGATACAGGCGAAGGAGATGTTGTTGAAGAAGATCGAACAAGAATCCCAGCCAACAGGTATAGTGGAGCTAAACCAAGAATCAAAGCCAAAGTCATCAAAGTAATTGGCATACAAGCTTTTAGGAGGGCTTCTTTAATCATGTTTCAGAAGATAGCAAATTGTTTGAGTATCATCTCATTTCTAATGGTAGCTTCCATGACTGCTACAGGAGTAATAGGTTACAAGTATGTAACCTCAGAAAACTTTAAATCCCAAGTTATGAATGAAATTCTTAAAAATGTACAGGGTGCTATGCCTAAAGTTTTAGATAATGTAATGCCTAATGCTACAGGTCCTTCCATGCCAATACCGAAAAAATGAATTGCTGGCATTGTAATACTGAACTTATCTGGGGTGCAGACGCAGATATTGAAGAAGATTTCCAACCTGTACTATACCAAGAGTACTCAATGGTTACGAATCTTAGTTGTCCTAAATGCGACTCATATGTAGAAGTCTACAGAAGAAGAGATGCCTACGATTGACATACCTAACTTTCAGATAAACAAAGTTGAGATACATGAGATACCTATATGGAAGTTCAATAATCCCGTAGTAAATTACATAAATAAACCTGTTGTAGATATTCCAGGTTGTGTAAGAGTACATAGAAATAATTTAACTAGCCTTATTGATAACCCTAAAGATGAATATGGAACATATACAGAATGTGGTAACTTCAGTATTCCTAGTTTTGAACCTTTGGAGTATAACCCCAACGAATTTAAGTACACGCAAGCAGAAACCGCCAATCAAACAGAAGAGTTCGTACCGCCAACAGTAGAACCCCCGAAATACGAGCCAAAAAAGAAGGAAGATGAACCGCTTTTTGTACCCTGCCCTGGACCGAATGACCAAAGAGTTGGTGATTATCGTAACGAATTTAAGTTAGAACGTGTTATAGGCCATGAAAGAAGCGAAGATGGTAGTAAATGTATAACCTTGTATGAAAGTACTAAATTCATCGAGCAATACATACCTAATCCTCCACAGCTTGTTAGCACTGCTGCTATTGCTACTGTTGCTGCCACTACTCCATTACTGCTTAATATTGTCAAACCTTTAGTAAAAAATTTATTTAAGAAGCTGACAAAGAAGAAAAAAGATGTAAAATAATAGAACCCTATTCGCCAAGGCAATGGATAGGGCGTCTAGGTAGGCAAGTCAAAACCCGTGCTTGTCTACTGCCCAATTTTTAGTTCGTGAGTGTGTGGTATAACTTGATTAGGCTTTGGAGCGATACGAACTCCCTCGCATAATTTTGCAAACTCACTTTTAGGATCAAAATATATACCAGCCAACATAAGTTCACCACAATTTTTCAATCTTGCAATTTCATAATTAAGCATCTTTGCATTTAGTTCTTGTTTTTGTAGTTTTATTTGTGTATTAGCTGCATCGAGACAAGAATCTTGAAATCTGCTGTCTAATGGAATATTAAATGTAAGTGCTATCCCAAAGTTGAGTCCTAAAGAATCTTTATTACCACTGTAGTTTTCTTGATAATAAAGTATATTTCCTGGATTATCTGGCACTCCATCATTATCTGCGTCTGTTGGATCATATACAGGGGTGTTATAAACATAATCCATTGGCCGTCTTTGATTGTAAGTCGTTGTAATGAAAGGACTTATACCCATCTGTGGGCCAGAACAAACTATTCCATTTCCATATTGATTTTCTACCATCGGACCCCCCAATACTTGAGTGGCGAAGTTTGATACCGAAGATGAACTTTGTGCTACAGGTGCTGCTGTATTGGAGGTGTTAGCAAATACAGGATTACTTAGAAGACTTATTGCGAGAAGATAGTTGTGGTATCTGTTACGCTTGTGCTTTCTATGGTGCGAGTTATGTCGGTGACAGATTCCAACGAGGGTCCTTGATATACTTCTGTAAATTGAAAGGCATCTCCCTGATTTGTCTGAGTCCAGTTTGGTCTTTGATCTAAGTCTAATCCCTGCCATGTATAAGTAGTTCCGTTTATAGTTTCATTAACAGTGGTAGCTGCTGGAGATATAGAAGATCCGTCATGCTGTATTCCTGATCCTGTAACTGAATACAAGAACCCAGAATTATATTCTGTTGTTCGTATAGATTCTGTAATAATTGTGGAAGTTTCTGTTCGACTTGTGGAACTTCCCTGCGTAAAATTAGGTATAACTGGCACAGCGTAACAAGGAGCAGATATAACAAAGCCAAGAAGAAGTAGCCTCCTCATTCGATAGTAAGATCAACGACAAACTGACCTGTTATCACGATACCTGTTCCCGTTCCAGGTGTCATTGTAATATTGTGGTTATCTAGTGCTACTGCTGCTGTACCTACAGATCCCGCAGAAGTTGAGGTCAAATCACTAAAGTTTGGAACTGTACCAACTGTAATAGCACTACCTGGTGTACTGTCTCCTTCCAAGTAGCTAGTAGAAAAACTGAAAGCTTCGCCACTGGTCGCTTGTGTAGCAGAAGGAAATGATATTGCTGGAACGCCATTAGTTACAGAACCGAATCCACCTATAGTAGCTGCTGAGTTAGAATCTACTGTTGTTACATTATTACCTGAGATACTGTATGACGACCCAATCTTATCAGCCGTACTAGCTGCTGAAAGAGATTCAAATTTTACGCTCGAAGAAATGTTGTGGGTCATGTCCGCATAAGCTGGTGCGGATACAATAAATAAAAATGGAAGTAGTTTTTTCATTTGCTCGCAACTTTAGGGTTCTTATTATCTACTATAGTATCTTTTTTCTTCTTTATCTGAAAACCTAGTGAAGCTGTGGAAGCTGAAAAAATCGAAGCTATAAATGTAGGGTCAAAATCCACTAATTTTTTACCAGATGGCGGTTCATAGTATGAAAGGGATAAAAGTGTTGCCGACCACAAAAGTACGCAAACTTTCACGATAGTTTCGACTTTACTAGGCTCTTGATCTTCCATAAAAGTTAAGATTCTTGTCTAATACTAGCAAAAGAGCTATGTTTGGGAAGTAACACATAAAACCGATGGTAAAAATTTTAAAACCTATTCTTCTAGTTTTTATAAAATCAAAAGCAATGAAGAGATTGATACTGGATCTGTTAAAGGCAATAGCCAAGCAAACGGACAATACAATAGACGATCAGGCAGTGGCTTTTATAGAAGCCAGAATGTTCCCAGGATCTACTACATCTCTCCAATAAAATGAAAGTCACCAAATTTCTCAACATTGATATAGAGCCAGCACCACCAGAGCTGGAACTAGAAATTGAAATGCAGTGTAGAGAAATTATGAAAAGTGATAATTTAGATAATGTAAAAAGATACTGCACTCACATGGTCAGGAAAAAGTTTGACCAAGATATTTTTATGGCTTCATTACTTAACAGACTTATAGAATTAGAAGCTGATCGTGTAGTAAAAGAAATGAGAAAAGAAAAACCAAAAAATTTATACCCCAAAACGGCAAAAGAAATTTTAAAAAAGTTTTTTCGTATTTCTAAATAATATCTTTTTCAGTAATATCGACCCAGTGAAACATATCTAGTGTCCAGAGTGCCATTTCTGGGGGCTTCTCTTCATATCTGAAGGTTCTTTTTAAATCTGGATCGTAAAAAACTTGTCCAATATAAGGACTTTTAGGAAAAGCAATACCTAATGATGATCTAAAGTAAATAGACATAATACTTGTTTTAGTTTTTCTGCTTTCTTCCTTCGATTCGTCTTTGTACAGATTCTCTCCACATTAACTCGTCTTTGGCTTCTGCAATTTTATATTCTGAACTAGGAAATTCACGTTGTAAAGCCTCATAAGCTACTTTTCTAACCCATGCAGTGCCACGCATACCTTCTTTATCAGCAGCTTTTTCTATTAGTTCTGCTCTATTTGGGTCGATTAGCACTTGATAATAACTTTTGTTTCCGTGTTTGAGAGCCATTTACAATGTTGTTCTTGTACTACTCTACCACCAAATTGGCAAATCGGCTTTATCAAGTTGCTTTTCCACATACTTTTTCCTAGCTTCTCTGCGTTTTTTAATTTTACCTTCACGGACTTCCCTAGCTTTCTTAAGGAAGTCAATGATACTACCTAGATCCCTAGTTGTTGCTTTTGGAA